CTGAAAGGCACAGCGTGGCCCTCCTCGGCCGCCGCCACAACCCGTCACACACGACCGACGAAGCCTTCTGCGAGCTCTACGACTGCAGCCTCCAAGAGCTCAAGTCGGCCCGCGCGGAGATCAAGGCCATCAAGACTCTCCCGTGCCAGCTCAACCACCCGTTGTGGAAGGTCGTCTGCGACGTTGACGTCCCCCTCGGTTGCACCGCCGCATACCGCCCTTACATGGGCGCCACGCCCGTCGAGCCCCCCCCCGCGCAGCCCTCAGCCCTCGGCCAGGCCGTCCGCATCATCGGAGCCCTCGCCTGCTGGTTCCTGTCGGCCCGCTGCGATGCCGGCCTCTGGGATTTATCCCCCGCGTTCCTCGCCGGCAGTGCCATCGCTGAGTTCCGCGAGCGCCCGGCCGTCGCCGCTTACTGCCTGGTCAACGCGGGCATCCGCCTCGGGTTCAACTACCTGCCCATCGACCCACTCACCGCCGAGATCCTGCGCACCGCCCACTGTGCCATTATGCCGACCCTGCCTCCAGTCGTGCCCACGTCTGTGGGTAGCCCGACGATGTTCTCCAGCGCCCTCACTGTCGCTTATTGGGCCGGCGCCGAAGAATTTTGGCGCCGCGGCTCCCCCATCCTCGGGTCCATCGGCGAAGGCTCCCCGCTGTCGATCGCCGTAAACACGGCAGCCATCATCACCGCCGAGGGCGCTGCGGCCGGTTTCCACCCCGCCCGCCTCTTTCCTTCACTCATGCACATCGCGGCCGCGTCCACTGACCGCATGACCGCCATCGGCCTCCACTCAGCCTGGAACGGCATTTGCGTCGGCTGGGTTCGCGGCTTCATCGACGGCGCCGGCTGGAAGAATTGCTGCAGCCTCATCGCTCCGGTCGTTGCGGGCCGGCCCGACCGATTCACATCAGCCCGCACCAGTATTCTTCGTAGATTCAACATGAATGCTCACAACAACAACCAACTCCCCATCTCCAAGCCCATCAAGCGCGAGCTCAAGCGCGACGTCAAACGCGAGATCAAGCGAGAGCTCAAGCATGAGGAAAAGGCTCAGCGCCAGCGCCCTACGCGGCGCGGCCCTGCGCGTACTGCCCAGAGCTCTCAGCGTCGCTCTCGCGCGATCACGCGCGTCGTCGGCACTGGCGTCGAAGCCCCGAAGTGGGCTGGCCGTGTACCCCACCGTCGGCTTTCGGACGACGGTCGAAGCTGCGACTACAGTAGCGTGGATTACGTCGGGACCGTCAGCATTGCGTCAACTGCTCAGGTTGGCGACGTGCTTTTCAGCCTCGTCCTCTCCCCCCTGGTCGTCCCTTCAACACGTCTCCAGAAGGAGGCCGGCCAGTGGGAGCGCTACGCCCCGCGCGAGTGGGAGTTCCTCCTCAGCTCCATGCACGGCACCACCTTCGACGGACAGGTCATCGCTTTCGTCGACCCCGACCCCATCGATGCTTGGACGAACACGCCCCTCAACCTCAACAAGGCCGCAGCCCAGTTTGATGCTCAGCCTGACAACGTCTGGAAGAACTTCGAAACTAGTTTACCCATTGTGTCCGGGGTGCCCGTTTTCTACACTAACCCACTCAGTTCATCCGACGCCCGCTTCACACAGGCAGGCGTCCTCCGGGTCGTGTACACTGGCGGTTGCGTCTTTCCCCAAGGCGTCACCTCCCACAACCTGTTCAACGTCTACCAGCGAGTCAACTTGCGCTTCTCACAGCCCGAGCTCGACATCACGCAAGCGGCGGCCCCGCAGGTCGGCCAGGCCAAAACGACCACTCCGACGCGCGCCAACCTGCTCAACGGCGCCACTGTTTCTTCAGCCATTCCTGTCACGATCACGCCCACAGGGGCGGATATTGACACGGGCAATCTTGGAGGAAACAATCTGGTCGTAGAGCTCATCGCCGCAGCCGAGAACCTCTCCGATGTCGCGTCATCCTTCGGCATCGACCTCGGCGTCTCTGGCGCCCTTGATAGTATCCAGCAGACCGTACGGCTCGGCGAGAAGCTCACACCCGCCGGCATCGGCGAAGCCGCCTCGCAGTACCTCTTCAGCGGCGCACAGTCCTGGTCCATCACTCCCTCGGCCTACGGGCTCCCGAACGTGCAAATTCCGAACGCTGTCATGAACCTCTTCCCCGTCCCTGCGACGGTCGTCACCCTTGCCGACGCCCAGAAGCTCACCAGACAGCGCCGCCTCGTCGCCGCCGACCCGCCGCTCGGCGCGACCAGTTCGAGCGGGCGCATCATGGTCAACAACGCTGTCCAAGGCGACCTCTGCTTCAAGAAGCTCGTCGAAGGACCAGGCGGACGCACCGTCCCGCTCGGCTTCAACCCGTCCATGGTCGCAACCACCGTCACCATCAACTCGACCAATTACCCGGTGATCCAGCTCAAGTGGATACCTGCCGGGCCCAATGAGCAAATCGAGGTTGTGCAGATGGTCTCGTACGGTGAGTCCAATGCTTCCACCGGGTTCAACCACGACGACGTCATCGACACCCTGCCTTCTCAGGGTCTCACCTACCAGGGCGTCGTTTCCATCTACCCCACCGGCGGCGGTTCCGCCCGCGGGCAGGTTCGCACCACCAGGTATGCCACGACTGGCACAGGTGAATGCACTCTCAACCTGCTCGACATCACGTGCACGCCTGCTTCAGGCCAAGGTTTCGCTCTTTGGGGCGTGCACCTGCACATCAACGTCTACCCCGATGGCGGGTTTGACATGCCGTCGTTCAGGGCTGCCTGCGACGATGACGACGACGAGTTTTGCGAGGTCCAACCCACCCGCAAAGCAACCGTCGTCGCGAGACGCCAAGTGCACTAAACAGTGACTTCGTCAATGGCCAGGCCGCGATCTTGCGGAAACCGCGCGTTTGCGCCGCGGTGCCATACCTAGCAACTAGGCCGATCTTTCTTTGCCCCTTTCCTTTAAACATAAACGAAATAAGGACGCGAGCGAGCGCGGTTCGCCACCAAGCGATGACACTCGGGCCCGGCTTTGCCCTCACGGGCTTTCCTCCCAGAAATTCTAACTCTATCTTACCAATCTTTTCTGCGCCCCTTGCGCAACCCGTCTCGGGAATATAATAGAGACGACAGTTAAAGCCTGTAAAGCAAGA